CATCCGAGCGTGCTAGAGCGCCGCAAGGAAGTCGCCCCACGGCTGCACGACTTCGCCAAAGACGGCGATTTGACGCTGGTGAAGAACATTGGCGATGACGTTGCAGACGTTGCCGGCATCTGCGCGCTGATCGAGGCGCGTGGACTGCTGGACAAGATCGGATGCGACCCGGCAGGCTTGGGCGGCATCGTTGACGCCTTGGCAGAGGCTGAAATTCCAGAGGACAAGCTGATCGGCGTGTCCCAGGGGTGGAAGCTCACCGGGGCCATAAAAACCGCAGAGCGCAAGCTGGCCGAAGGCGTCATGGTGCACGGTGGCCAACCCCTCATGGCCTGGTGCGTTGGCAATGCGAAGGTGGAGCCACGCGGAAACGCCGTGATCATCACGAAACAGGCGGCAGGCAGCGCCAAGATCGACCCGCTGATGGCAATGTTCAACGCAGTGACCCTCATGTCGCTCAACCCTGAATCGGAAAACATAGATGACTTTCTCAACAACCTTGTGTCAGGATAACCACCGTGGCTAGTATGTTTTCCCGGTGGTTTGGCGTTGGTGGCGCGATTGCGGAGAACACTGGCGTGCAACACGCCGTGCCCTCTATCGCCCTGGTGCCAGACGCAGGGAATGTCGCGCCGGATGGCGCATTGCAAATCAGCGCGGTATGGGCGTGCATAGATCGCCGGGCCAGCACCATTGCCAGCCTGCCGTTCTTCGCCTACACCACCCGCGATGGGCAGCGTGAACTGGCGCGTAGCAGCAGGCTTTACACACTGCTGCACGAGTCTCCAAACTCACGCATGACGCCATACGAATTCTGGCGGGCGATGATCCTGAATCATGACTTGCGCGGCAACGCTTACGCCCGCATTGAGCGCGACGGGCGGGGCGAAGCAATGGCCCTATGGCCTATGCCAGCCGACCAAGTAGAGGTTGAGGTGCTTGCGGATGGGTCGATGATCTACAAGTACCAGTTGGGCACTAATGTTGCGGTTTTCAGCGAAAACAACGTGCTTCACCTCAAGAATTTGGGCAACGGAACGGTCGGTTTAAGCAAGCTGGAGTTCATGCGATCCACCACCGATGAGGCTGCAAAGGCTCAGGGAACCGCCTCGAAAGTGTTCGGAACCGGGGGGAAACCCACCGGGGTTCTGATGATTGACAAGGTTTTGAACCCAGAACAGCGGGCAAAGATCAAAGAATCGTTTGCAGGCATGGCCGAAGGCTCTGCATCGCGCCTCTATGTGCTTGAGGCGTCGATGAAATACGAGCAGTTGAGCATGTCGCCTGAACAGCAGCAATTGCTTGAAACGCGCAACTTTACGGTGTCAGAAATCGCCCGCTGGTTCGATGTTCCCCCTGTTTTGATCCATCACAACGACACGACGACCTGGGGCAGCGGCATTGAGCAGATCATGGACGGTTTTTACAAGTTATCGATCAGGCCCATGCTGGTGAGCATTGAGCAGGCCACCCGCAAGCGCGTGATGACGGCCAACCAACGCTCTTGCATGAGTTGCGAGTTCGCTCTTGACGCTCTGTTGCGCGGCAACCCGACACAACGCGCCGATTTGTACTCAAAGAATGTCCAAAACGGCATCATGACCCGCAACGAGTGCCGCCAGTTGGAAAACTTGCCGCCCGTAACCGGCGCTGACGCACTCACGGCGCAGTCAAACCTCTTGCCCCTCGCAATGCTTGGCGCGGCCACCGCATCAGGCGGCGCTGGCGCGAACATCGCGCAATAAGGACACACATGGAACACAAAGCAGTTTCAATCGCTGATTGCGATATCAAATTCGCGCAGACCGAAGGCGCATTCAGCGGCTACGGCTCAATTTTTGGCAACCTCGACAGCAAGAACGACATCATCATGCCCGGCGCATACGATGAAGTTCTCAAGTCAGGCGACCCTGTGGCAGTCTATGTCAACCATGGCTGGCTGCGGGGCGAGTTGCCCGTGGGTAGCTGGTCTGGCTTGAAGCAAGACACCAAGGGGCTGTTCGGCAATGCCGATCTGGTCATGCAAATGCCAAGCGCGATCAACGCCTACTGGGCCATGAAATCCAAACTGGTCAACGGCTTGTCCATCGGCTTCCTGCCTGATCCGCAAGGCACAGAACGCAAGAGCGACGGCACCCGCGTGATCCACAAAATCAAGGTGCTGAAAGAGATTTCCATCGTTACTGACCCGGCCAATGACGCCTCGCGCATCGTGTCCGTGAAGTTCAAGGGCGATGACATCGAGCAAATCGAAACAATCCGAGAATTTGAATCTTTCCTGCGGGATGCGGGGGGATTTACTAAAGGTGCGGCACAAGCGTTGACCGCACGCGCCAAAGAGTTGTTCACCCTGCGGGATGCAGGCGAGAGTGACAAAGAGGCGAAAGTAATGGCCGAGATTCTGCAAAGACTGCAAAAAATCAGCGCATAAAGCACGCAAACCCCGCAACCAGCCACCTTTTCAGGTGGTTTTTTTCGTCCAAAGGAAACAAAAATGTCCGAAGCTATCCTCAAAGCCCTCGATCAAGTCGAGGCAAAACTTGCCGCCATGTCCACCAAGGCTGACGGCGAATTCGCAACCGTTGGCAAGACCTCTGCCGACACTAAAACGGCACTCGATGCTATCGGTGTTGAACAACGGATTCTTGCAGACAGGATCTTGTCGATTGAGCAAAAGTCCACGGCACAACCCGAAACCAAAGAACTGACCACCTGGGGCGACCAGTTCATCAAGTCTGCACGTTACGCCGACTTTGCCGGTGGAAACCTCGCCAAGCTGCGCGTTGAAGTGAAAAACACCTTGACCGGCTCGGATACTACGGTTGCGCCTGATCGCAAGCCTGGGATTGTTGGCGGCGCATTCCTGCCGTTCAGCATGGAAGCCTTGCTGCCATCCACTCCGACCAGCAGCAACGCCATCGAGTTCACCAAAGAAGCCTCGTTCACCAACAACGCGGCTGAAGCGGCTGAAGGTGCGCAAAAGGCTGAATCTGCGCTCACTTGGTCGCTGGTGAACATGCCTGTGTCCACAGTTGCCCACTGGATCAAAATCTCCAAGCAGCTTGCAGCCGACGCACCGGCGCTGGCCGCGTATGTGAACACACGCATGAAATATGGCGTGAATCAGAAGGTTGACACGCAGTTGGTGGTTGGCGACGGTACAGCGCCGAACATTTCCGGTACTTATGACACCGGCAACTTCACGGCCCACGGCTACAGCAATGCCGCCATCACAGCCATCAGCGCCACGTTCAAGAAACTGGTGCTGATTCGTAAGGTCATCGCTGATCTGACGGCTGCTGGATACCCGCCTGACGCGATTGTGTTGAACCCAGCCGATTGGGCCACGATTGAAATCGAGTTGTTCACGACTGCTGCCGGTCAAACGCTGTACAGCATCAACGATGCAGGGCAAGCGCGACTGTTCGGTCTGCCAGTTATCCAAGCCATCGGCATGGCCGCTGACACCTTCCAAGTGGGCCGATTCTCTGAAGCCTACATGGTTCACAACCGCGAAGGCGTGGTGGTTGAGATGTCTGACTCTGACGGCGACAACTTCCAGAAGAATCTCATTACTTTGCGCGCCGAACGACGCTTGGCCCTGGCCACAGAAAAGCCTGCTGCCGTGCGCGGCGGTGATCTGACTCCAGCGTGATAGTTTGACAACTGAAAAGGCTCACTCCGGTGGGCCTTTTTGTTTGGAGGAACTATGCAAGTCGAAATCAAATTCAAGCGCACCGGCTCACACAGCGTCTACGGCAACTTTGCCGCTGGCGACGTGATGCGCTGCGACAAAGCCCTGGCAGAGTTTTACGTGCGTGATGGTGTTGCCAAGTACACCGCTGCGCCAGAAGTCGCGCCAGAACAACCCGCTGAACCCGCAAAACGTGGCCGCAAGGCGAAGGAATAAATCATGACCGTGCGCTTCGTCAAATCATGGAATGGCTACTACGAAGGCCAGATCGTCACTTCGCCTGCCGGCGGCAACAGCGAAGCCGCGTTGATTGCGCTTGGCTATGCCGTTGCTGATCTGGATGGGCCAGATAACTCACCAGTGCCTGTTTTTGCGCAAAACAATCCCCTCACCGGGGGGATTATATTTTCGGCAGGTGGCGCTACAGTCTCGATTGAGTCGCCGCTATCCGATCTGGCGATTACGAGCCGGTCGAGTGCAGCAGAGGTTTTGACGGTTGATGGCTATCGGCCAGTGGCGCATGGTCAAGTGAAGCGTGAAAAAATAACAGTTGCAGCACCAGAGCGCATGGAGTCTGTTTCAAACGACTATTACCCCATCGATAAAGCAGAAACCAGTGGGTTTATCTTCTGCCGAGATGTTGCTACAACTAAAAAGCTATTCAAATATGACGGGAAAAGGTTCACACAAATTGGAGATTTTTCTTCAGATTTTGTTATCCAAATTGCAAAAGAAACATCATCAGG